AACAAGCTCAACTAATGTTGTTTTAGGCGAAGGCTCATATGGTGGCGTACAAGGAAGAAAATATTACAGAGACAACACAGTAGTATTAGACAGAATATTAAGATTAGGGTCTGCACAAGATACAACTACTGGGGTTTATAATACAATACCTACAATACATATGGGTGATCCAGAATGGGTTCGCTCTAATCCTTTTATAAATTACGCAGGTATACAAGGCTTTTTCCCTACATACGAGCAAAACAGCACTTTGTATTCCAATAGATTTATGTATTTTTCAAGCGTAAACGTACCTTCAGACGGTACTGCTTGGGGCTCTGGAGTGCACACAGATGGAGCTCGATACCAAATGATGTTTGACGCCCAGTTTGGATTACCTAGTGGTGGAACCGGGCGAGGCGATGTTTTTGGAACTAGCTCTGACGCTAACTGTAGCGCTGGTGTGGTAGAATACCGAACGGCTTCTCAAAATTATGATTACCAAAACGGGCCGCAATCAACTCCAGGCAGTCAAGGTATATTTACTTTTGACGCACGATATGACAATAACAATTATACCGCTATTGCAGGAACTAGTCTGTTTTTGCTAAAATCAGGTTATGGTAATAAAAAGTTTGAAATAAAACAAAACGCGGGCGGATCTTCAAACCCCGGAGCAGCTCTTATATTTGGTAAAGGCGCGTCTTCAACTTCTGAAAGCTCTGTTGCAATGGGTAATGCTGTAACGGCAAGCGGGCTTTATTCTTTTGCCACAGGCGACACAACCACAGCGTCTGGCGTTAGCTCGTTCGCCAGCGGTAAAAATACAACTACAACAGCAGAGGGAGGGGCGGTTTTCGGTAAAAACAACAGTACCACCGATGCTTTATTTACAATAGGCAAAGGAGCTTCAACCACCGCTAAATCAGATTTGTTTGTAGGAACTTCAAATGGGCCAACGCATATCAGCTTCAATGCTTCTAAGGAGTCTCTAGAGTTTACCCCGCCAGTAAATCACATTCTATTTGAGTTAAAATCCGGTCCAACCAATAAGTTTTCCATTACACAAGATGGGGGCGGAGGTGTTCAAGTCGGTAATGGCTACACATCTCCCGGGCCATCGTTTAATATGGGTGGCAATGCTTTTGCTAATGGTAAAAATGCCTTAGCGCTTGGAGCGGCTACAACTGCTTTTGGTAACGGTGCGCTTGCGGCTAACTTTTTAACACTCGCTTCAGGCGGAGGCGCGTCTGCGTTTGGCTTATTAACTGAAGCGGCGGGATTAGCCTCTGTGTCTTTTGGTAACAAGTCAGTTGCATCTGGTGACTATAGTATTGTAGCTGGACAAGATTCTATTGCCTCAGGCCAATCATCAGTAGCTATTGGTGAAAAAGGTGATGCTCAAGGTAAAAATACTTTTGTTTCTGGATTTGGTGGTACAGCTACAGCAAATAACGCTGTTAAGTTTGGTTATGAAGGATCTGCTAGCGGAAATAACTCAGCTAAATTTGGTTTTGAATCAGTAGCTTCAGGCGCAAACTCTTTAGCTACAGGTACTGGCACAACAGCAGGCGGCGCGCAGTCTATAGCAACGGGCGATAATAATGTTGTTTCAAATAACAATAGTTTTGTAGGTGGTAAAAACAGTACTGTAACAGGGCAAAGCGCTTTTGCTTTTGGCCAAGCGAACACAGTGGCATCACTTACTTCCGCTGCTTTTGGGCAGTCTAATACTGTAAATGGTTTTCAATCTTTTGTAGCTGGTTGGAATAATAATACTAATAACTTTGCTAATCAAATATTGCTTGGTATAGGGTTAGATAGCTCTCAAAACGAAGCTGTTGTATTAGGAAGATACAATGACAACACTGATAATTATAATAAATTCCAAATAGGCAATGGAACTGCTGACGCAGCCAAATCAAACGCTCTAAGTATAAATGGGGCTGGTTATATTAAACTTCCAACATATGGCTCTGGCAATGTAAGCGGAACTGCAACACGTAATTTATCTGTCGCGGCCGATGGCCAAATAATAGAAACGCCTGTGGTTGCTGGACCAGATTATTTAAGCTTTGTATGTTTGCTTAGCCAATCAGGGGGTGCAGATCCACAGCCAGATTTAGTTTTAGAAAACTCTTTAGGTATACCAACGCCATTTACGGCTTTTACAAGAGTTTCAAGCGGAGAGTATAATTTAAGCGCAACGGGTAAATTTAAATCATTAAAAACAATTGTATTTTTAAACGGAGGATCAGCAGAAAATAACCACGATGTTGCATGGGAGGTTATTGACGCTAACAATTTAAGAATACGTACACATAATAGTGACGACAAGCTTACAAAAGCTGCGTTAGAAATAAGAACTTATAATTAAAAGCAAACATGGCAACCTGGAAAATATTAACATTAGAATACAAAAACAGCAATAGCGAAGATGAGCTAATAGTAATATCCGCGGCTCAAGGCCAGGACGGTGTTGGCTATGCTAGAAAAGTGTTTACAACTACTTCGACCGGGGTAATAGGGCCCGCTCCCCTTACTCCTTATGATAGTTTGACTGAATCTCAAGTTATAGGTTTAGTTCAAACAGCTTTAGGCTCAACAGTTGTAACAGAAGCTGAAACCTACGTAGACGCGCAGGCTACAATTAAAAAAGAACATATAGAAAATACACCAACAAACGCAGGGCTACCCTGGTAATAATTATAAGATATGAGCTGGACAATATTAAACATGAAACACAGAACAGCAGATGGGTACGTAATAGACGTAATTTCTGCTTACGAAAAACAAGAGGGGCCTGGGTATGCTCGCGAAACATTTAATAATGTTTTTGAAGGTACACCCGGACCTGGGTATATCCCCTATGAAGATCTTACAGAGGAAATAGTATTAGGCTGGGTTAAAGACAGCTTAGGTGCTGACGCTGTTTTGCAAATAGAATCAGAAGTAAACGCGGAGGCTCTGGCTAATAAAGAGGCCGTTGAAAATCCTATCGTTGAAGATGGCAAGCCTTGGGATGAAGACGAGTTTGATCCTACACAAGATCAAGGCGGATTAACGCCGTCATAAACTACGTAATATATAAAATATACCGGCTCGGGATAGAGCAACCAAATAGTAATAATTAAACCAAAACCAAAATGACACTATTTTACCGGACTAACTCGTGGACTAGTCAACCACAACCAACAGAAAAAACCGTAGAAACTTGGAAGCATGCGTCTACCAAATCCAACTGGCGTATTGTGCAGTTACCAAATGGATTCTACCAAACAGAAATAAAAGTACCAGACGAAGACTCCTGGAAAGATATTACAAGGAGAGAAACTATCGAGGGTGCAGAAGCGGCAATTGACGGATCAATTCAATATTATCAGAAAAAACTTGATTTTATAAAAGGCCCTAAAGTTGTAAAGACTTTTGAAAAAGAGTAAATAATTTAAAATTTAATTTAATGGAATTTAATAACCCTAGTGAGATAGTTAAAACTCTCACATTTGGCAATGAAGCCAAAGAGCAAATTATGCAAGGCGTCGAAAAATTGTCAAACGCAGTAAAGAGCACATTAGGTGCCTCTGGAAAATGCGTGATATACGAAGACGCTCTTGGAAAACCGGTGATAACAAAAGATGGTGTAACCGTTGCGGAAAGCGTAGTCTTATTACATCCGGTTGAGAACATTGGCGCAACACTTATAAAAGAAGCGGCAAGCAATACAGTAAAAGAAGCCGGGGACGGTACAACAACATCAACTGTCCTCGCGCATTCTTTGCTAAAAACGGTTAATCAGCATTTAGATGAAGAAAAAATTAGAGAACTTAAAAGTGGCATTACTAGTGGCGCTGAAAAAGTTATGGTTTATCTTAATAAAGCCAGTATTGAAATTAAGGGTGACATGCTTAAGCAAGTTGCTAGTATTTCATGCAACAACGACACAGAGCTTGGAGATAAAATTGGACAAGCTTATGAAAAGGTTGGAAAAAATGGAGTCGTTTTAATGGAAGAGTCTGATACAAACGAAACTTATGTTGAGTTTGTTGACGGCGTACAATTTGACAGCGGCTTAAAATCCTCGCATTTATCTACGGATAAAAATAAAGGTACAGCCACATTAGAAGACCCATATGTTCTTATAGTATCTTCGCCGATACCTAATATAAGAAGAATACAAAATATATTAGAGTTTGTAATTAAAAATAAAAAGAGTTTACTAATAGTAGCGGATGTAGATCAGCAGCCATATCAAACTTTGCTAGCTAATAAAGTAAAAGGTAATATAAAAGTAAATATAGTTGATTTGCCGGGCTTTGGTCCAACTAAGCAACAAACGCTTGAAGACCTAGCGATACTAACTGGAGCTAAAATCATAAATGAAGAGTTAGGAGACGATTTAGACTTTATAGACCCTAATGTATTAGGCAAAGCATTTAAAGCTGTTACAGACGATAAAAACACTGTTCTGCAAGTTGCTGAAGCAAACGAAGAGGTTGCATTAAGAATAATGGATGTTGAAAAGCAAATAGCTGAGGAATCAAATCCATTTTTTAAGAAAAAATTAGAGCAACGATTATCAATGCTAACTGGTCAAGTCGGCATAATTTATGTCGGAGCAGACTCTAAGGTTGAGCTTAAAGAAAAGAAAGATCGTATTGAAGATGCAATATATGCGACAAAAGCCGCTTATAAAGAAGGTATAGTCCCTGGAGGCGGTGTTGCCTTATTAAATGCCTCTACATTAGTAAAAGCTAAAAACAAAGGTGAAGAGATATTGCTAGAAGCAATAAAATCACCATACGAAACTATATTAGAAAATGCTAATATGCCTGTTGTGTATCCTCAAATTAAAAATAGAGGTATAGATGTTAAAACAGGTAAAGATGTTAATATGATCAAAGCTGGAATTATAGATCCCGTGTTGGTTACAAAAACAGCTTTAAAGAATGCGGTAAGTGTTGTTAACACAATTATATCTGCCGATTGTATAATCAGTAATAAACGATTAGCATGAAAGCAATAAATCACTTTGTAATTGTAGACAAGATAAAAGAAGAGCCATCGAAAGTTGGTGGACTCGAACTTACTGAAAAGCAAAATAAAGACGTTCGTTACGTTAAAGGTAGAGTAATAAGTATAGGTGATCAAATAGATATACTCCAAGGTGGTGACCTGGTTAGATATGATAAGCACGCAGGGCACGGTATTGAATGGAACGATCATTTGTATTACGTACTAAAAATATCAGATATAGTTCTTATAGAATGAGGCTAACTGGTAAAGATCTGCAAGATATGAATTTGTTAAAGTATTACAGGCTTATCAGAAGGTGGGCCTGTAAGACTTATAACTTAAAAGACGCAGATTTAGAGCTGCTTATTTACCTAGATTGCAAAAAGCTTTTTACACGTAATGATTTTATTAATGGCGTATATACCTACAGCTGGGATAAAAACCGGTGGGAAAGATTACGCCGAGAAGGTTGGATTGATGTATTTAAAGAACGCAACAGAACAACCTCAAAGTATGCTGCATACAAAACGTCAAGTAAATGTAAGCTACTAATAAAAAGAATATACAGAATAATGTTGGCTGAAGAAGATTTACCAACATCTGAAAGAAGTACATTTTACAAAAACAAAACATATACAGATAAAGTCTTTAATAAGGCGATTGATGATATGATTAACGATAAAGAAAGATAATATGGGACCAAAAGGAATAGGGCCAAACAAACTAGGCGCAGTAAAAACACCTTCAAAAATATTAGGAGCAATCGCCGGGGCGGTAGCACCAGCTTTAATTAAAGGTGCAGCAGGAGCATTAGCTGGAAAGTTAGTGGGCGGCAAAAAAGGATAATGGCATTTAAGTTAAAGTCTAAAGGAGAAATATTCGGCATAAACGAAGAGCTATCGGAGTTTGGTAGGCCAGTTTTTGAAAAAAATTTAGACGCAAACGTTATTGCTGAGGCCAATCGCGACGGGACTACATTTGTAGACAAAGGGGCTTCTGAAAAAGAAAAGCGAGATGCAATAGACCACGAGAATGAGCATCACAAACAGTTTTTGCAAAATAAATTGCAATATACTGACGAGACTGTAACGTGGAAAAAAGACACGAAATCACCCGCTAGAGTTTACGACAGAGTGGGTGGAATGATAAAATCAAGAGACGGCGAAAAAAGCCACGAAGGGCACGCGGGTTTCGAATGGGAAAAAGAAGCATATAATCCAGAATAACTATGGCGATACCAATTACACAAAAAGCAAAGTCCCCTTGTAAATATGACATAATAGAGGGAGAAAAACAAACGCTAGATTATGGCGGTAATAATATTGCCCAAATGATAGACAAGTCTATTAAAAAAGACGAAAAGAAAGAGGATTCTGTGCAAGCCCCGCCAGAGCAAGAAGGTTCGGAAGGATCCGATGGCACAGGGGGTAAAAATGTATTTACCGGTATGATGAATAAATTTAACAAGAAAAAAAGCGCGGGTGATTATAAAATAGATTTGCCTGATTTTGATTTTTCAAATATAAAACTATAACAACGACAGTCATGAACAATAAACCAATAACATCTAGAATTCAGCATAGTAGCAAGGGGGGTATGGTAAGAGAGCCTCTTTTAAATGTTGGGTCAGTCGCAAAACAGAAGCTTGAAGACGCCACAAAAGAAGGCGATCAACTTAGCCTTAATCCAAATCAATCTTATGTTGTAAAAGACAACAAGATTAAAATTAAGACTAAAGGAAAAGACGCCAAAACAATTTATACTCCACCAAAAAGAACTGCAGAGGGAGACGCGGCATACGAGGCGCTTACGCCAGAGCAAAGAAGAGCTCAAGATGCTAAGTGGAGAAAAATGAATACTAAAGTAACTCCAGGTACTGCTGATACTTTTGATGATATTCCATCTTCTACGCCGGGCACCCCGGGCACGCCTGATGAGCCTGAAAAAAGAGGTGATGCGTTTACCTCTTACCAACAAAGAAATGTTTTAAGGAAAGGCGAAGTTACAAATAGAAAGTCTAAAAAAAGTGGCAAGAAAGAACTTAAAGAAGAAAAGAAACAACTTAAAGCTGGATTAAAAGCGGCTACAGGTGCAAACTTTTTCCAAAGAACATTTGGAACAGGCGAAAAAGGTAAAGAATATAAGGAAAATGTAAAACGATTCAATAAAGGCCAGTATGAGGATATTGCAGTCAAAGATGGAGATGTCTCTAAATTTGGTTTTAGCGCGGATGAAGCCACATCTAAAAAGAAAATAGCTTTAGGTGAAGGATTTGATTTAAACAAGTACAACAAAGCGGCTGGTGATCACATTCAAAAGCAAACAGCGCAGGGCATTAGAGGTAAGTCTACAATGGAGCAAACCAGAACAGGTGGAACTAATGACAACAGGGTTGTTACGAAAGAAGCTAAAAAAGGTACCCCTGGCACAGAAGGCACGTCAAAAAAATACACAGACGCTACTGATGAAAACAAAAAGAATTTCGGAATTGAGATGCGAAGAGGTTATAAGCAAGCGCCAAAGAGCATGGCTATGAAAGCCCTTATAGGTAATCAAAAGAATTTGCCAGACGCGTTAAAGGCTAAAATTTTAAAAGCGCCGGAATCTTCTGCTAAAAATTATAAAAAAGGATATTACGGTAAATAATTATGTACACGCAACCATACGCATCGTCACCGGTACAAAAACTTCGTAAAACAACGAAAGGCAAAGGGAGACATTTCTTAAGCGCAAAAGAAGGTGCTGGAATGACTGCCGCCGGTAGAAAAGCATATAATAAGCAAACGGGTGGAAACCTTCAAGCCCCTCAACCGGAAGGTGGGTCAAGGCGTACATCATATTGCGCTAGATCATTAGGGCAAATGAAAATGCACAATATTAATTGTAGTAAAACGCCAGATAAAAGAATCTGCGCTGCAAGGCGTAGATGGAAATGCTAGTATTATGAAATCAAAAGGTTTTGGGGACACGGTAGAAAAAATAACTAAAGCAACCGGAATAAAGACTGTCGTTGATAAAGTTTCGGAAGGTTTAAATATACCATGTGGCTGTGCAGCCAGGAAGGCAAGGCTAAATAAAATGTTTCCGTACAAAAAATAAAATATAATGAAAAAAATATGGGAATGGCTAAGCGGCGGAGTAATTAAAGAAGTCGGGGATGTCATTGATAAATTAACTACAACTAAAGAAGAAAAATTAGAAGCTCAGCGATTAATAACTGAGATACTAGAAAAAGCAGATAAAGAAGCGCAAGAGCAAGTAACAGCGAGATGGGAAGCGGATATGAATTCAGATTCGTTTTTATCAAAAAACATAAGACCTATGGTTCTTATATATTTGACTGTTATATTCACAGCGTTATGTTTTTTTGACGGCAATATAGGTGAGTTTAAAATAGCAGAAGACTATATACCAATTTTTCAATCTTTACTAATAACAGTTTACGGGGCGTATTTTGTTGGGCGTACCTGGGAAAAAGCAAAAAAATCCAACAATAACAATTAAATTAAATCAAATGGCTAAAACAGAAAAGCTAACAGCAGAAGAACTAGAAGTTCTAACAAACATTATTAAACAGTTAAATAGCGTACAATCACAGATCGGCGGATTAGAATTACAAAAGCATGAGCTGCTACATACGTTTGCGCAAGTTAAAGCAAAGCTTGATGAGCAGCAAAAAGAGCTGCAAGAAAAGTATGGAGACAAAGTGATTAATATTAATACTGGTGAGTTGAATGAACCTGCTAAGGAAGATTAGTATAGGTAAAGACTATAAAAATGACGCCATGCACTATGCTGTTGGACAGGAAGTGTATGGCGGCCATACTATAGTTAATATTATAGAGGAGGAAGAAAAGTACTCGATCTATATTCAAAAAGGCGAAGACGTTATACCTTGGAAAGATTTTAATAAAAATATGGCAATAGCCATTGAATATAATATCGATTACTAATGAAAGGCGTTTTTGATTTTGTTATTACGCCTAAAGAGCATAGATATAACAATACAAAAGCGGTTGGCGATAAAGAGTTAATAATAAACACAGAGCTACAAAACCATAATTTTGTTTCAAGAATAGGTGTTGTTATGGCTACGCCCAACCCAAACCCTACCGGCGTACGCGAGGGCGATGAAGTTATATTGCACCACAACGTATTTCGTAGATTTCGGGACATAAGAGGCGAGGAAAAAAATAGCAAGAGCTATTACAAAAACAATATGTATTTTGTTTCACCCGACCAAATATTTGCATATAAGCGAATAATAAAGTGGATCCCACTTAATGGGTTTAACTTTGTCAAGCCAATTAAAGAAGACAAAATGTTTTCTATTAATTTTGAAAAACCGTTAGTAGGTATATTAAAATACAAAGACCCATCATTAACAGAAGTAAAAGAAGGTGACCTAGTTGGTTTTAAACCAGGCGCTGAGTATGAGTTTTTAATTGATAAAGAAAAATTATATCGTGTTCCAACAAATCTAATTACAATTAAATATGAATATCAAGGAAACGAAGAAGAATATAATCCAAGCTGGGCACAAAGCAGTTGAAGAGTTGATTAAGGTAGCTAAAGAAGCTATTGTAGATTCAGATGATGATATATCAGCTGATAGACTTAAGAATGCGGCGGCCACAAAAAAACTAGCTATATTTGATGCGTTCGAAATATTAACGCGCATCCAAGAAGAAGAAGCTATACTTGACAATAAACCTAAAGAAGAGGAAAAAAAGAAAACTTTCTCGGGCTTTGCAGAAAAAAGGTCTAAGTAATGTACGAGCAAACTTTATATAGCATAATAACACCCATAAAGAAAACCACAATATCCAGGTTAAATAAAAGTAAAAAATGGAGGTACGGTTATAACAAAGAGCACGATGTTATTGTTATAAGCAAAACCGGGCAAATAGGCGATATATATAAAATACAAAATTTAAAAATCGCTTTACCCAAAACTCCTGCTGAAATAAATAAATCAAATGATAAATGGGTTGTCGAGGCGTTGCCAAAAGAATTAAAACGCATACAAAGTGTTTTTGAGTGGCGAGATTATCCTGACGACTTTAAAGAAAAATGGGAACCATATATAGATGAACAGTTCAGACGCCGCGAAGAAGGCCATTGGTTCAATAATAAAGGTGTGGGCACTTACATTACTGGCACTCACTTTATGTACTTGCAATGGTCTAAGATTGACGTTGGGCACCCAGAATTTAGGGAAGCCAACAGATTATTCTTTATCTTTTGGGAGGCTTGCAAAGCAGACCAAAGATGCTACGGTATGTGTTACCTCAAGAATAGACGTTCAGGATTTTCGTTCATGGCAAGTGGCGAGACCGTTAACATGGCCACAATATCAAGCGATGCACGATTCGGAATATTATCAAAGTCCGGTGCTGATGCTAAAAAAATGTTTACCGACAAAGTAGTACCAATATCAGTAAACTATCCTTTTTTCTTTAAGCCAATACAAGACGGTATGGACCGTCCAAAAACGGAGCTAGCGTATAGAATACCAGCTTCAAGACTTACAAGAAAGTCTATTCAGAATAAACAAGATCAAGAGTTATTAGAGGGATTAGACACCACGATCGACTGGAAAAACACAGGGGATAACTCCTACGATGGAGAGAAGCTTAAACTCCTCGTACATGATGAGAGTGGGAAATGGGAAAGGCCAGACAACATCCTCAACAACTGGCGCGTCACTAAAACTACATTAAGATTAGGTAGTAGAGTTATTGGTAAATGTATGATGGGCTCAACATCAAACGCTTTAGACAAGGGTGGAGAGAACTTTAAAAAACTTTATAATGACTCAGACGTTACAAAAAGAAACCGCAATGGACAAACTAAGTCAGGATTATATTCTTTGTTCATACCTATGGAATGGAATTACGAAGGATTCATTGATGATTATGGAATGCCTGTATTCGAAAACCCACCAGAAGATTGTGTTGGCCCACACGGAGACGCTATCGAAGTCGGGGTCATCGAACATTGGGATAATGAGGTAGAGGGATTAAAAGGCGACCAGGACGCTTTAAATGAGTTTTACAGGCAGTTTCCGCGTACAGAAGAGCATGCGTTTAGAGATGAAACCAAAAATAGTATATTTAATTTAGTTAAAATATACGAACAAATAGACTACAACGAAGATTTAAAAAGCACGGGAGTCGTTACAACTGGAAGCTTTAGCTGGGAACACGGCGTAAAAGATAGCAAAGTTATGTTTTCGCCAAATCCAAATGGAAGATTTAAAGTATCTTGGGTGCCTAAGGTTGCATTACAAAATAAACAAGTAATTAAAAATGGTATAAGATACCCTGCTAATGATCATATAGGTGCATTTGGCTGTGATAGTTACGATATATCAGGAACTACAGACGGCAAGGGATCCAAAGGAGCATTACATGGGCTTACTACTTTTAGCATGGAGGATGCGCCGTCGAATACATTTTTTTTAGAATATGTAGCGCGACCACAAACAGCTGAAATGTTTTTTGAGGATGTTCTTATGGCTTTAGTGTTTTATGGAATGCCTCTTCTTTGTGAAAACAATAAACCAAGATTATTGTATTATTTAAAGCGTAGAGGATATAGAGGTTACTCTATGAATCGCCCTGATAAAACATACACAAAATTATCCGTTACAGAAAAAGAAATAGGCGGTATACCTAACTCTTCTGAGGATATAAAGCAAGCTCATGCAGCTGCTATTGAAACTTATATACAAAACCACGTTGGTATTACTAATGATGGCCAATACGGTTCAATGTATTTTAGCCAAACCTTAAACGATTGGGCTAAGTTTGATATAAACAAAAGAACAAAATTTGACGCGGCTATTAGTTCAGGGTTAGCAATAATGGCCTGCAATAGACATCTATACAGGCCAAACCCAAATACACAAAAACCTAAGTTAAATATACATATTGCAAAATATAAAAACGCCGGTTCAATATCGGAAATAATAAAATAAACATATGGCTGAGTCAGTTATAAATAGTTTTTTTCCAAGCCAAGTTGCTAGCGATGCTGAAAAGCTTTCGCCTGAATACGGTTTAAGAGTTGGTAGAGCGATTCAAGATGAATGGTTTAAATCCGATTCTGGTACTAATAGATATAAAAGTAATCAAAATACATTTCATAGATTAAGATTATATGCTAGAGGTGAACAAGGTATACAAAAGTATAAAGATGAGTTGTCAATTAATGGCGATTTATCCTATTTAAATTTAGACTGGAAGCCAGTTCCTATTATACCTAAGTTTGTTGATATTGTAGTTAATGGTATATCTGAAAGGGCTTTTGATATAAAGGCGTATACGCAGGATCCTTATGGTGTAGAAAAAAGAACCAAATATATGGAAGCTATCATTCGTGATATGCAAACCATGGAGCTTAACCAATTTGTTGAGCAAGAATTTGGCATTAATTTATTCGAATCAGATCCCGACAAATTACCGGAATCACAGGAAGAATTAGAAGTTCACATGCAGCTATCTTATAAGCAAGCTGTAGAAATGGCCGAAGAGCAGGCTATTGAGACTTTGCTAAAAGGTAATTATTATGATTTAACAAAGAAAAGGGTTATATATGACTTAACAACTATTGGCATTGGGGCTGTAAAAAATTATTTTTCAAAATCAGAAGGCGTTGTTGTTGATTATGTGGACCCTGCTAATTTAGTTTGGTCTTATACGGAATCCCCTTATTTTGATGATATATATTATGTAGGAGAAGTTAAGTCCATTCCTTTAAATGAACTTAAAAAGCAATTTCCTGAGCTAACAGACGAGGACTTAGAATCAATATCAAAACAAGGTTATCAAAACAATGGTTTTTACGATAGAACGTTATCAAACTATAATGAAACCGATTCAAACACAGTCCAAATATTGTACTTTAACTACAAAACTTACATGAATGAAGTTTATAAAGTTAAAGAAACAGCTACAGGTGCAAGTAAAATACTTGTTAGAGATGATCAATTTGATCCGCCTGTGGATGAGTTGGAAAGGAAATTTGGTAAGCTATCAAGATCTTTAGAAGTTTTATACGAAGGGGTTTTAGTATTAGGAACTAATCAGTTGCTTAAATGGGAAATGGCCAAAAACATGATGCGCCCCAAAAGCGATAGTTCTAAAGTGTTAATGAATTACAGCATTACAGCTCCTAGAATGTACAAAGGTAAAATAGAATCTTTAGTGTCTAGAATTACTGGTTTTGCTGATATGATACAGCTTACGCATTTAAAACTACAACAAGTTATGTCAAGAATGGTGCCAGATGGCGTATATCTTGATGCTGATGGGTTAGCTGAAATAGATTTGGGGAATGGAACTAATTATAATCCGCAAGAAGCATTAAACATGTTTTTCCAAACAGGTTCTGTAATTGGTCGATCGTTTACTCAAGACGGGGATATGAACCCAGGCAAAGTACCAATCCAGGAAATTACAAGTGGCTCCGGAGGTAACAAACTAAGCGCGTTAATTAGCACATATAACTATTATTTGCAAATGATACGTGATGTAACCGGGCTAAATGAAGCTCGCGATGGTAGTATGCCAGACGCAAAAGCCCTTGTGGGTGTGCAAAAAATAGCAGCGGCTAATAGCAATACAGCTACAAGACATATTATGGAGGGTGGTTTATTTATAACATCTCAACTAGCTGAATGCTTATCATTAAGAGTATCTGATATTATAGAGTACTCTCCAACAAAAGAAGCGTTTATACAAAAAATAGGTGCTCACAATGTAGCTACACTTTCCGAAATGGAAAACTTACACCTGTATGATTTTGGCATATTTATAGAGTTAATGCCCGATGAAGAGGAGAAAGCTATGCTTGAAAACAATATACAAACAGCACTTTCTGCTGGTTTAATTGATTTAGATGACGCAATTGATATACGGGATATTAAAAATCTTAAATTAGCTAATCAATTGTTAAAAATAAGACGTAAGCAAAAGCAAGAGCGAGATCAAATGATGCAGCAGCAAAATATTCAAGCTCAGTCTGCCGCAAACGCACAAGCGCAAGAAGTCGCAGCGGCCGCCGAGGTGCAAAAAAATCAAGCTTTAACATCCCAAAAAGCCGAGCTAATGCAAATGGAGAATCAATTTGAATTACAAAAGCTCCAGGCTGAGGTTATGGCTAAAAAAGAACTAATGGCTCAGGAGTTCCAATATAATATGCAACTTAAAGGCATGGAGGTTAATGGCCAAAGCGCAAAAGAGCAAGAAAAAGAAAATAGAAAAGATCAAAGAACTAAGCTTCAGGCAACTCAGCAAAGTGAATTAATTGAGCAAAGAAAAAATAATACACCGCCAAAAAACTTCGAATCCAGCGGAAACGATATAATTGGCGGAGGGTTTGACTTAGGAACCTTTGAACCTAAGTAATAATAGTAATGTATAATTATATAATATTTTATCATGTCAGAAAACCAAGAAGAAGTTCTTGAGGTTCAAGAAGAAACCCAAGAGCAGCCAACAACTGAAAATGAAGTTGTTGAAGAAAAGCCAGATACCGGCGCATCAGTCGCGGATGACGGCACTATTAAAATAGATTTAAGTAAACTTAATAAACCAGTAGAAGATGCCGTTCAAGAGCAAAGCCCAGATGACAGCGATGCTGCTGTCGGAGAATCCGAAGACACGCCAGACGGCGAAGAAGTGGTTGAAGAAGTACGGGACGCCGAAGAAAAAGAAGTAGCACTGGAAGAGGTAACCGAAGAGGAGGTTGCAGAACAGGCTCAAGAAATACAAGAAGAAGTTGAAGCAGCTGTAGCTGAGTCAAATGAAACAGGGGTTGAGCTTCCTGAAAATATTCAAAAAGTTGTAGACTTTATGAATGAGACAGGCGGGAGCCTTGAGGATTACGTAAAACTAAACACAGATTATTCTAAATTAAACGAAGCGCAGTTGATACGTGAGTATTACGAAACAACGAAACCGCATTTAGATAAAGAAGACATAGAGCTTCTTATGGAGGACTTTTCATATGACGAAGAGTTAGATGAACCAAAAGAAATACGTAAAGCTAAAATTGCTTTTAAAGAAGAAGCTGCTAAAGCAAAGCAACATCTTGAAAAACTTAAAAACAATTATTACGAAGAAATTAAAGCTGGATCAAAATTAAATCCAGATCAACAAAAAGCGGTAGAGTTCTTTAACCGGTATAATAAGGAACAAGAACAAACAAAAAGTATTGCTGAAAAGCAAACAAAATTATTTTTGCAAAAAACTGATAGTGTTTTTAATGAGGATTTCAAAGGTTTTGAATATTCCGTAGGGGACAAAAAATATCGGTTTAATGTTAAAGATAAAGAGGGTGTAAAAGAAAACCAAAGTAACATCAACAATTTCGTTAAGAGGTTCTTAAATGAAAACAATGAGATGAAAGACGCTAAAGGTTATCATAAAGCCTTATTTACAGCAATGAACACTGATGCTATTGCAAATCATTTTTATGAGCAAGGCAAAGCTGACGCGATGAAACAAAGTATAGCTAATTCGAAGAACGTGGATATGGGGCCGAGAGGGACTCATGAAAAAGTCACCGCTTCAAACGGCTGGACTATACGCGCGGTGCCAAGCGATGCAAATAGCACAAGTAGTTTTAAAATTAAAAAACGAAAATAATAACCATTAAAAATTAAAAAAAATGGCTGGAGAATTTACTGGGAGCGCAACTGCTCTCGCACACTTAACCCCACGACCTGTTAAAGGATTGTTTGGCGACAATTACTTAGCTGTCGGGGACCTAGACTTTACGCAACAATTTTTGCCTGAAGTTTACGAAAAAGAAGTAGAACGATATGGAAATCGTACTATCTCTGGATTCCTACGTATGGTAGGCGCGGAAATGCCTATGGCATCTGACGTAATTACTTGGTCTGAACAAGGACGTTTACACATCGCTTATGACGACGCGGCAGTGGCATCAGCTACTACGCTAACATTACCTGCTGGCCACTTGATTGGCAAAGGAATGACACTTGTTGTTTCTAAAGGTTTTGATACTCAAAAAGCATATGTACAAGACGTAGTTGGTCAAACTGTAACTGTAGATACTTATGGCGACGCATCAGGATTAACTATCACTGGAAGCGACGTAAAAGTATTTGTATACGGTTCTGAGTATGCTAAAGGAACATCGCAAGCTGGTAATTCAGTTGATGCTTCTTTCACAACTTTCAACAACAAACCAATTATTCTTAGAGATAAGTATAATGTAAATGGTTCTGATGTTGCTCAAATTGGTTGGGTAGAAGTAACTACTGAAGCTGGAACTTCTGGATACCTTTGGTATTTGAAGTCTGAGCACGAAGCACGTATTCGTTTCGAGGATCAACTTGAAATGGCTATGGTTGAAGCGGAAAAATCAACAGATGGTGCAGGCAATGTACGTGATATTGCTGCTGCTGCTGGATTTGGCGGTGGTGCAAATGTTACTGGATCTGAAGGTCTATTTGCTGCCCTAGAAGATAGAGGACTAGTTTATGCTGACTCTGCATTTGGTGGTGCTGACGGCCTTGCTGACTTTGATACTATTTTAGCTGAGCTAGACAAACAAGGTGCGATTGAAGAAAACATGCTTTTCTTGGATCGTGGTACTTCTTTGGCTATCGATAACATGCTAGCTGCTCAAAATTCTTATGGAGCTGGCGGTACATCTTACGGTGTATTCGACAATTCAGAAGACATGGCGCTAAACCTTGGATTCTCAGGATTCCGAAGAGGTTCTTACGATTTCTACAAAACTGACTGGAAATATCTAAACGATGCTACAACTCGTGGATTAGTTGCAGATGTTGAAGGTGTATTAGTTCCTGCTGGAACTTCTACGGTTTACGATCAGCAACTCGGAAAGAACATTTCTCGACCATTCCTACACATCCGCTACAGAGCTTCTGAGGCTGATGACCGTAGATTGAAGTCTTGGGTAACTGGATCAGTTGGAGGTAACTATACTTCTGACGCTGATGAAATGAATGTACACTTCTTGTCAGAGAGAGCGTTGTGTGTTCAAGCTGCAAATAACTTCGTATTATTGAAGGCTATTGCACCAGTATAGTAAATTAATGTAATTGTTACCCTCGTTGTATTAACGGGGGTAGCCATTACTCTTATCAATTATTTAATTATATTATATCATGTCAAAGAAAAAAGAATCCCCAGTTTTGGATAACTCTTGGGAAATAAAAGATAGATTATATACGCTTAAAAATAACAAGCGTCCATTAGTATTCACAGTACCATCTAAGCATACTGCAAAAAAGCCATTGCTTTATTTTGATGCAGAAAAAGGATACCAACGGGAATTAAAATATGCTACTAATCAGCCATCTCCATTTGTTGAAGAGCAAAAAGGCGTAGCTACATTGGGGCGTATTGTTTTTAGAGACGGAGCTTTAACCGTTAAAAAAGAAAATCAAGTTTTACAAAAACTATTATCATTATATCATCCCTGGAGCGACAGCGTTTGGGAAGAATACAAACCTCAGCAACAAGCGGCCAGCCAGTTAGATTGGATTGAAGCTGAAATTACAGCCTTGAATTTAGCTAAGTCACTCGACATAGATCAAATGGAGGCTATACTAAGAGTACAGTTTGGGTCTAAAGTAAATGAATTATCAAGCAGTGAATTAAAGCGTGATGGTTTAATATTTGCAAAAAGAAACCCAATACTTTTTGTTGAGTTAGCAGAAGATGATAATGTTCAATTAAGAAACTTTGGTATCAAAGCTACTGAAAGCGGCATAATAAAATTATCGCAAGACCAAAGAACATTTACATATGGTGATGGCGATAGAAAACTTATGACTGTTCCTTTTGACGAAAACCCATATTCTGCATTAGCAGCGTGGTTTAAAACAGATGAAGGTGTTGAAGTTTATAAAGCAATTGAAAAAAGACTTAAATAGTCACTCATAGTGGTTGGGCCATCTTATGGGTGGCCTAATTACTATAAATAAAAAAATATGAGCGTAAGTATAGATACTGTTTATCAAAGAGTATTAGGCATACTCAATAAAGAACAACGAGGGTATGTTACGCCTCAGGAATTTAATTTGTTTGCAAATCAAGCTCAATTAGATTTGTTTGAGCAATATTTTTATGATATAAATCAATTTGGTAGAATACCAGGCAATGATACGGAGTACTCCGACATGCTGGACCTGCTAAACAAGAAAATAGCAATATTTGAAACTCAAGGCGATTTAACATATGACGACACAAATAATCGCTTTCCACTACCTACAGATATGTATAGGCTTGGCACTGTTATATTTACTAATACAACAACAAGGGATCTTTACCCGTCGCCAACTCAGGAAGCAAACTTTCCACAAAACAATCCTACTATATACAGACAAACTCTTAATGAAGACATTGAAGCGGAGCGTATAAACGGCAATGAATTTTTATATATTAATTCTTCACCATTAACAAAGCCTAAAAATACAAGGCCAATATACGTAGCTAAAAACGGCGCTATAAATGTATACGGTAATACCGAATTAACTTCCGCTGTAAAGTGTAATTATATACGTAAGCCAGCCAAAGTTGAATGGAAATATCAAATGGTTTATGGCGAAGCATTATACGACGCTACTTACTCCCAAGACTTCCAGTTACATCCTTCAGAAGAAACTGAGCTTGTAATAAAAGTGCTAGAATTCGCTGGGTTAGTTGTTAAAGATATAGAGATGTATCAAATAGCGGCTGGCGAAGAAATTAGAAATACACAACAAGAAAAAGTATAATAGATGGGTTTACTATATCAAAATAACGAACAATACTACTTAGGCCCAGATGGCATATGGAATAGTTATGATGAAAACTACGGTGACTATCAAGCTGTTTCCATAAAAGACATTATAAATAATTTTATAATATCTTACGTTGGTCAAGATAAGCTTATAAGCAAGATAAAAAGAACTGATGTAGCTTTCCACGCACAACGCGGGCTGGCTGAAATGAGTTTTGACATATTACCATCTGCAAAATGGATTGAGGTTGAAGTAGGGCCAACACTGTATGTACCATTGCCACAAGATTTTGTGGGCTATGTAAAAGTAGCGATGACTGATGAATCTGGTATAGAAAGAATATTATATCCAGCAAGAAAGACAGGTGATCCCGTTCCTTATATACAAGATAACGAATATGAATATATATTTGATGAGCAAAGTAGAGAAATTGTAACAGCGACACCGTCTGAAACATTCAAAAGATTTAGAAGATCAGAAAGATCCGGCAGCACGCCAGAAACAGATTTTCAAAATATGAACAATGCTGATCTTATCCAAGGCGCGTCTTTAGGGCGGAGATACGGATTAGACCCTGAGCACTCACAAAGTAATGGTGTATTTTTTATAGACCCCGTAAGAGGAGTTATGCACTTTAGTTCAAACATAGTAGGTCAAATAATTACAATAAAGTATATATCAGACGGGCTGGCAACAGACGACGAAAGTAAAATACATAAGTTTGCAGAAGAGGCTTTGTATAAATATATAGCTTATGCTATTCTATCCACTAGGCCGCAAACACCCGAGTACATAGTGCAACGTTACAAGAAAGAAGCAAGAGCATCAAAACGTAACGCAAAACTAAGGTTATCAAACATTAAATTAGAAGAAATAACGCAAGTTATGCGTGGTAAATCTAAGCAAATAAAACACTAAAATATGCCTGAAGTTGTAAGAACCTTCCAATTAGGGAAGATGAATACAGATCTTGATGAAAGGCTTGTTCCAAACGGCGAGTATAGAGACGCTTTAAATATACAAGTGTCAAGCTCAAATGCAGCTGATGAAGGAGCGGTCGAAAACATTGAAGGAAATGCTGAAGTAAGGAATAAAACTTACAGCTTGGTAACAGGTATGAGTACACTTTGGCCTAATGATTTTTTACCACCAGACGCTACTTGTGTCGGTATTATTGCTGATAATACCACGGAAAAAATATATTGGTTTATATCCGCTAGGATAGATGATGGCCTTACTAATGTTCCAATTAGTGCTATTGCTGAATATGATCAAACAACAAAAGTTATATCGCCTATATTGGTAGACACTGCAGATGTGTTAAAATTTGATAAAGATAGGTTAATAACAGGCATAAATGTCATGGAGGGTATATTGTTTTTTACAGACAATCACACCGAGCCTAAACAAATTGATATAAATTTATTTAAAAATTCTGCGCCAAATTTTACAACGCATTCACAAATATACGGTAGAGATTTTATAGAGCAGGATATTACTGTAATTAAAAAATCGCCTTTAACGGCACCAAGTATAGAGTTGCTTACTTCTTTTAGAGATGAGCCCACTAATTTTACGTTTAGTTATGACTTTTTAACTACAGATAGTTTGGGCAATATAATAGCTTTACCTGTTGGCACAGCAATTACAGTTAATAGTAATATTATACCAAATCTAAGAGAAGGCGATACGGTTGAAATAACAGCAACCGACACAGACCCAGCAACGGGTGAATCAATAGACATACAAATAAGGCTGCAAGTTTCAGCCGATGTGTTTACAACGTCATTTACCATGGTTGTTGCTAATCAACCCGAAAATGTACCGTCGGGAACATTGTTATGGGCGGCTGATTTAGTGGAGCCACCGGGTGTTTTTCAATTTGAATTTGTAAGATTTGCTTATAGATGGAAATATAATAATAATCAATACTCAGCTTTTTCTCCTTTTAGCGAGGTTGCTTTTAAGCCGGGTGATTACGAGTGGAATACTTTAAAGGGGTTTAATTTAGGTATGGTAAACCAAATTAAAAAACTTATTTTAAGCGGTTTTGAAGAGCCACCTTCGGATGTAACAGATATTGAAATATTATATAAAAATGACCAAAGCAATAGTATATATTCTGTTGACAATATAAAAGATTATAACACAGAATATGAGCTAGATACAGAACTAATATTTAAGCAAATAGAAGCTAATCAAATATTAAGACCATGGGATAATGTTCCTAGATATTCTTTAGGCCAAGAAATTAGCGCTAATAGATTAGTATATGGCAACTATGTGCAAAACTACGATATGGGATTTGAGCCCATGCCTCGGTTGCAAGTCCTAGCTGGCAGCGAAGAGTTTGGTGAAAACGTCCCAAAACCTTCGATAAAAACATTAAGAACATATCAATTAGGTATTGTATATCAGGATAAGTACGGTAGGCAATCACCTGTATTTTCTTCAGAAAATGCTTCGGCGGCGCTTGACAAAGAGTATGCTGTTGATCAAATGTTTCTTAATGCCACCATGCAAAGTAATCCTCCTTCCTGGGCTACACATTTTAAATATTTTATAAAAGACGCGGCTGGGCCATACTACAATTTAGCAATGGACCGCTATTATTTAGCTGAAGATGGTAATGTTTGGATAAGCTTTCCGTCTGCAGATAGGAATAAAGTAACAGAAGAAACTTTTTTAATACTTAAGAAAAGACACAGCAGTACTGACCCGGTGACAGATGAAGCTAGATTTAAAATTATAGCTATATCTAATGAAGCTCCTTTATTTTTAAAAATACGGAAAGTGCAGGTTGGCAATTCCTCACTATTAGATGGTTTCAATGATGGCTCCGGAACATATAGTTATTTGCCACAGCCAGACTTTGTTACTTTTGACTTTAAAAAATCTACTTGGGAAGAGGCTGGTTTGGAAGGCACAGAAACTAAGTCCGGTTTAGTTGTGCAGTTTTCATCTTCAAATGAAAAATCAGACCAATATGATATTGCATCTATATCGTTAGTTAATAATCCAGATAGATATAGAATTCAAGTCGAAGGCAGATTTCAAGATGATATTGAAGATGTTGTTGGAACGGTGGACGCACCTAAAACAGGTGTTGGATTTTCAATTTTTCAGAAAAAAGAAGAAAACAAACCTGAATTTGAAGGAAGGTTTTTTGTTAAATTATTTAGAAATAACGATTTAAATAATAATATATTAACACAAGATAACCCTGAAAATTTTTCTATACAGTCCGTAATTAGAGAGGTCAGAAATACAAGAGTATTAGCGTATAACGCATATGATCATTGGAGATATGGCAGCGGTGGCGTTAGAGGGGGTTGGCAAATTGATAACTCTAATGTCTATAGACCAAGCGACGCGCCTGATCCTGGCTACGGGGTTAAAGTAGGGGCAACTAAAATAACAATATCTTATCATGGAGAAAGATTTAGCGGCTTAGGTAACACCAGCGGTACTTCTCAATACGCTACATTCGTATCTGCGCTTAAAGAGCCCGGTGCTAAACTAAGATTTGCAGACGACCCAGACCAAACCGTTTATACAACTACAAATGTTAAGCTGTATGGTATTAGAAACTTTGACAAAAGTTGGTCGCGCGACAGTAATTGGAGTTCAAATAAAAGATCTAGATTTGATTTAACTTTAGATAAACCAATTGTGTGGTCGCCAGAACCAGGGATGCCGTTAAATGCGCGTAGAAACAATCAAAGTACCGCCACTACTTCTATCGAACTTCTAAGCGCTTTTACAGAAGAGTCTGCTTTTACAAGTGATAATCCAGCTATATTTGAAACGGAACCAAAAGAAACGGCTGATTTAGATATTTACTGGGAAGCAAGTAATGCTTTGCCTGTAAGTGAGCATGGCAACCCCGTGCAATTATCTTATTTTAATTCTTTTAATTTTGGGAATGGGGTAGAGTCTAATCGAATAAGAGATGATTTTAATTCACCAACAATAGCAAAAGGGGTAAAAGCGTCAGCGCCTCTTGACGAGCCTTATGAGCAAGAACACAGGGGAAGCGGGTTAATATTCTCGCAAATATTTAACTCTAGGGCTGGTATAAACAGACTTAATCAGTTTATACAAGCATTACCTATAACTAAAGATTTAAATCCTTTATATGGCTCTATTCAAAAGTTATATTCAAGATCTAAAGACGGCGATTTAATAACATTATGTGAAGATAAGTCTTTAAAAATATTAGCTAACAAAGACGCTTTATTTGAAGCAAATGGCAACGCGCAATTAGTAAGCAATAATAAAGTATTAGGCCAAGCCGTTCCGTATAATGGGGAATTTGGTATAAGTAAAAATCCAGAGTCGTTTGTTCAATATGGATTTAGGTCATATTATACAGATAAAAACAGAGGGGTTGTATTAAGACTATCTGGTGATGGGCTGGAAGAAATATCAAGGTATGGCATGGGTGATTTCTTTTCTGATAACCTAGCTAATACAGATAAAATAATTGGAAGTTTTGACAGCTCAAAAGGGACATATAATTTAACATTGGATTTAACCGATGAGTGGTTAAATAAAACTGGTGATTCTAAAACTACCATATCGTTTAAAGAATCTATGAATGGATGGGAATCGCGTAAATCATTTATACTTGAAAATGCGGTTACTTTAAATAATATATACTACTCAATAAAAGCCGGAAGAATTTGGCAGCACGAAGCTAACCCGTTATATAATAATTTTTATGGTGTACAATATAACAGCTCATTAACTTTAATAGAAAACACACAGCCAACAACAGTAAAAGGTTATAAAACGATTAACTACGCTGGCTCACAAGCAAAAGAATATTTTTATTTAGCTAGTGGCAAAGGTAATGAAAGATTTTCTATACAACAAATACAGGCAAATAATTTAACGCCTGTTCAACAAAATGACATAGACGGTTGGTATGTTGAAAGTATAAAAACAGATTTACAAGAAGGCACAGTTGATTATTTTGTAAACAAAGAAGGCAAGTGGTTTAACAATATAAAAGGCATACCGACTTATTTTAATACAAACGCAGATACAAATGTAGATTCGCAAGAGTTTACTGTTCAAGGTATAGGGCGGGCTGATGAAATTATTGCGCCACCTGTAACTGAGTTTGATGTTAATATATTTGTAGACCAAAGTTGTTCACAGGAAATACCACCACTAACAGCCGAAATACCTTAATAAATATGGCTATAAATAATATTACAATAACTAATATAACATTCAGGGCGAAAGAAAATGAAACGTTTGTTGACGCTTATGGTGCTAGCTATGTTGTTTTAACATTAACACCAAATCAAGGCTACACGATAAGCGCTAATGATTTTTCTATTATTGAGCCCCTACCTAGCTATTTTACAAACATCCCTGCGCCTACTTTTGTTCAGGACGGCATGAATATATTACTTACTTTGCATTTTGCAAGTGGGGCCGCTATGCCCGAGCCTGGAGACAATATAGATATACCTATATGTTTAAATGGCATAGCATTTAGCGCTGCATTTACATTAAATGGCACTGTTGAATATTTAACAGGAGCCAACATAACACCGCAGCCGTCATTAACAACATATACTGCGGCTGGAAATGAAGGTGAAACAAAACAAGCTTTTTCAAGGAGCGTAGAGGCTAATTCTGGTTATAGGTTTTTACCTGACCCTCAAATTATACAAACGCAAGGAGATACATCAAGCTATAGTAATGCTTCTGAAATTAAAGAATATTGGGATCAAAACCAAACGCAACTTAGAAAAGTAACTTTTTCAACAGATTATACATTTAATAACGCTAGCGTGGCGGGTGATTATTTTAAAATATACGGTGAAACAGTTCCTATTGGCACAGTAGACCAGTGTATATCTGGCTATAGTATTAATACAGGCAATATAGGCGAAAATGGTGGTGTAAGAACAATGACTGTATTTGGCGCAGAAAACAGTACATTTAGTGTTACATTAAGCGATGGCACAACACAGTCGCCGATTGTAACAAATCAATCAATGCCCGCGTCTTCCTCGTATTCATTTAATATTACATTCCCGCCAACAACCGTGGATGTAACATGGACAATAGAAATTACGGGGGACATTTGCTCAACAATTTCACAGCCAAACCCTTTTACAATAAGTCAATTAACAAATATAGCTGTAACGTTTACAGTAATAGATGATTTGGGGGATTTTACAATAACAAACGATAGTGATATAGTATTACCAGCATCTACAGCATTCCCTTCACCTCAAGGGTTTACAAAAGTAATACAAATAGAATACACAGGAGCGGGATCCCCTGAATTAACTGACCAGCCTGATATTACAGATTGGTCATATCAAAGTGGAGATCCTCAAGCTTATGGAACATTATTTAGCGTCACCAAAACAGGCGCAACTATAGACGCTTCAGATCCTAATAAATTTGCAGTTGAAGTTGCCGGTGAGATTGACGATTCAGGTACTCAAAGTTTTGTGTCTTTTATAAACTTAAGCGATATTATAACTGCTACAGAATTACCTACTATTGTTACTAAAGGTGTAACTGGAGAAACGGGAACTGAAGTTGATAGTGGTGGCGAAAGTATTACAGATGGTAATGGCACAATATCTTCTAAAGGTATACAATGGTCAGAGGTTGCAGATTTTAGTACTATACTAGGGGCTAATGACGAAGGAACAGGTACAGCGGATTTTAATTCGACTATTACAGGACTTACTACCGGTAATACTTATTACGTAAGAGCTTATGCCCAAAACGAAGCCGGCGTAGGATATGGTCAAGTAATAGGATTTGTTTCTAATATAACTGTACCATGTAGCTCAACATCAAGCTCAGGCGGTACAGGAATTACAGACTTAAATATTAACTTAGATAGCGGAGGTGGTTTAGTAGCGCTGCTGTTTGATCCAATAGGTGTTCCTGATAAAATGGAAATTATACATGGAGGTCCCGATGGTACAAAAGTTGCTACATCTGGATTTGACAACGGCACTGATGGAAACTCAGGGCCATTTGATAATGTTTACGGGACTGAACCATCTAATACCATACCTAGCTCTACTAATGTTGCAAATACAGATCAATTTATAGGCACTAATAAAGGAACAGCGCCTACGCGCGAAACACAATTTACCAATGAAACGGGTTATATTGCAACCATGGGCAGTTACCAGCAAATCGTATGGTGGCAATACACGGCGACAGATTGGCAAACCGCGCCTAATGTTACAGTGCGAATTACTGGATCAACAGGCACATCATGGAGCTTTTTAAGGTTATGTTGCCCCGATGGCAATTGTAGCGTTGACATTAGTTAATAAAAATAAAATATGGATCAAATAACTTTAATTTTTACAAATCCCATAAATGTTTCAGTACAAATAGGTGACACAGCATATTATACCAACGATGTAAACGGGGATGCGATTATAAAAATTGGTATAATAACTGATATTAATCACGGTAATAACTCAATATCGTGTGAAATTAATGCGTTCACAGTTAGGCCTACTGGAACATCGTTTATATTGTTCAGCAAAACAAATGCTGCTAATACAAGCGCTTTAAAGGGGTATTTTGCAAAAATTAAATTTGTTGATAATAGTACCAATAAATCTGAGCTTTTTTCCGTTGGCTCAGAAATATTTGCTAGTAGCAAATAATACGTAATAATAATATATAAAACAATACAATTATGCCAATACCATTAGGATTAGCAATGTCGGGAATCAAAGGGATAGCAGGAATTGCTGGAGGCATTATCGGCAGCAAGAAAAGAAAAAGAGAACTAAAAAACGCTCAAGCTGAATACAACAGAGTAAAGCAGCGTATGCTTAATAGAGATACATCTAATCTATACGCAAACAGGGAAAATGTATATGAAGACTTAACTGTAAATACTCAGCAAGCAGATTTTGCGGCAGAACAACAGCAACAAGCACTGGCAAACACTATGGACACTATGCAGGGAGCTGCTGGTGGCTCTGGTATAGCTGCGCTTGCTCAAACGCTAGCAAATCAGCAATCAAAAAATTTAGCTGCCGCTTCTATAAGTATAGGGCAGCAGGAACAACAAAATCAAATGGCAGAGCGCGGAATGGCTAATACGTTGCAAGAGCAGGAAATTGCTGGCGAATATCAGTCAAGAGCAGATGAAAAAGAAAAGGTTACACAAATGATGGGCATGGCTCAGCAAAGGCTTGGTGCGGCAAAAGCTGCAAAACAAGCTGCAACTAAATCTATTATTGGCGGTGCAACTGGATTAGTAACCGCCGGGATGGGCCAAATGGAAATGTTTGGAGGCGAAGGATTTGATTTCGCATAATTAAACTTACAATATAATGGCTATAGATATAATAAAAGGAGAACAATACGCGATAACAGGTGGGAATCCAAATGGTGGGTTTTTAGATGTTGGTGCAGTCGTTGGCGAAGCTGCTGATAAAGTTCTTAAGGTCGTAGACAAAGAAAGAGCTCAAATGCAAGTGGCTTCTAACAGAAGGCGTGCTGAAGCGGAAAAAGCTAATAGGCGTATTTCTAGCTATCTTGGCAAAATGAAGTCAGGCTCTGATATTGAAGGCTTAAATAAAGAGCAAAATAAAGTTATAAAAGATTTTTTAGTAAACAAAAAAAATACATATGTTCAAGCCGCAAACAAATTAGCCACTATGTCGCCTGGTGATGCGGGTTATATGGAACAAGTGGATATAATGAATTCGGTTAATCAGGATATTACCAATTTAAGTAATATTTCAAAAACATATAAACTTAATCAAAAAGATTTATTAGAGGATTATCAAGAAAATTTACTTTCAATGGGAGATCCTTTAAGGCTAAATCAAGCCGCGTCTATATATGATCCTTCTGCTATATTTAGTCTTGACGAAAACGGCTCCATGATATTTGATGTAAATGGTCAAAAAATTGATTATGCTGATTTTAACAACCCAGCTCCAAAAGCAACAAGTTCAGCGACGGCTATATTAAAACTAACCGACAATGTGTACAACTCTTCGTTTAAAAACGGGCAGGCTTTAAATCAATATAAATTAGCTAACATAAGATCACAAATAGAAGAGGTTGTTGGTGGTAATCCAGATATAGCAAGGTCTTTAATTATGGATAACCTTCTTACTAACACGCCGTTAGCTATAAATGAAGAAGATTATAATGACCCTGATAAGTTACAAACGACTCTTGTTAATGATATAATGGAGGGCATATTGGCAGCTTCAAATAAAGGGGTGAGTGATTATAAAATTCAAAACCCGAGCGGACCTAAAGGGGGTAAAAGTTTTTCAAGCGATGATATGAAAGCAAATGCCACTAGATTAAATGAAGCTATAAAAGCCATTAATACCGGCTTGCCTTTACCTGCTTTAGACTTTAAAGATCGTAGATCAAATAAACAAATATCGTTTAAAGATATGATGATTGAAAAGGATGCAGACGGCAAAGTAATAAACGTAGCTGTTTATCTTACCTCGGATAAAACTAGTCCATACTATATTATAAAAGACGGACAATCAACATCGACCGCTAAAGAGGTGCTTGGAATAAGCATGTAAAATAAATTAAAACACTAATTGCTTAGGCAGTAAAGTTAATAATTAATAAAATGTCAAAAATAGAAAACAAAAATTACCAATGGGATCAAGAATCCCAGCAGTTCGTTGAAGTATCGAGTGAACCACAAGATGACGCACAACAGGATTTTCAAAACGGAGTTGCGGAGACGGATGCACTTGCAGCTCCAATATTCAAACCAGCGTCCGAAAATGGGGAATCCAGCTTGGAAGAGGATTTTTCGGTTTTACGATTAGGTGATGCCGAAACAACGGATATAACTGTAGAGGATTGGATTAAAGAAACAGAAGCCGGTATTCGAGAAGACATGACAGCAGATGAACTTGACGCTTGGATAAATAGACCTGGTGGCCCATCTGATGATCAGTATTCTTTTTTAGAAGAAAAAGAAATATACGAAGCAAATAAAGACGATAAGAAAAAAGGTAAAAAACCTAAAACTCTTGATCGTTCACCATATATGGTAGAATTATTTGAGGGATCTGATTTAGGGCAATATGCTAATCAACCCTTTATTTTATATAGTAAATCAAAACAATTTTTAGAGGAAGAAAGAAAACAAATACCTTTAATAAACACTAAACTTCAAAAAGAATTTGACGATGAGATTTATCGCTTAGACTATTTAGCAAATAATATGGACACTGTTATAGCGTCCAACAGAGCTAATAAGTTTTTAGATATAAAAAATCAAATAAATAATTACGACACGCAAATACAACAAGCGGAGTCTAATTATGAAAATGGTAAAATAAGCCTAGATCAAAAAGAATTAACAATTGAAAGGCTTAATTTTGATAAAAACGCTACTATTGAAAATTTATCACCTTATGATAAACAACAATATGATAAAAATCTTAAAATATTAAATGAAGTAACTACGGCTAGTGATAAAGATACTTATAGTAGTTTTTCAAAAGACGATGAAGAAAAAGCAAGCCTTAATAATAGAGTAGAGCAAGAAATACTAACAATAGCGCTGCAAAACGATAAGCTTCAAGGTAAAATATTAGATGGGAATTTAAATTTAGCAGGTAAAGAATCATTAATACAACAAGCTAAATCGGTTGTTCTTGAAGATGATTATAACGAGTATTTAGATGAGTTTAATAAAGCCGAAGAAATAATATTTTCTTTTGGGGACATGTCGGATATAACACCCGAGGCAGCCACTAAAGCACAAAATATAATTATAAATGCAGGAGAAAAAGTACAAGATTCTTTTGCTGAATTAAGTTTTAATGTTGGTGAAGGCGTGTTTTTAAATTCATTTGAAATGACAGATGAATTTCAAGAATGGAGAGACCGCCATATAAAAGATATGGGTGTAGTTGGAGACTTGCTAGATGCCGGTGGAACTTTAGTGCAAGGGTTACAACAAATTGGAGGAGACTTTTTTGGTGGCAGCGCGATATGGCTAAACGAAGTTGCGTTTGCGGGATTAGAAAAAGTTGGAATTGAAGCTCCTAATAAATATGGCCTAGAGTATAATAGGTTGGACATGGTTCAAGACTGGTTCGAGAATTATAATAATTTTAATTACTTAGGTGTTAGCGATCTTGGTGGCAGCATTTCTCAAGATGGATTTTCATTTAGATCAGGCACAAAAACTATTGCTAATCTTTTACCATTTACAATTGGTGTAGCTATGTCAGCTAGAAAAGGTGACATTAAAGGAACAAGAAGATTATTTTCCGCGTTAAAAGGCATGGGTGCTTCGCCCCGTGTTATTAATAGTATAAAAATGGGTGGCTTCGCTTACGGTGCAACTGTTAATGATAATTTTAACGAGGGTAAACAATTAGGGTTATCTACAGATGCAGCAATTGCATACTCAAGTATGACATCAACCGCAACAGCTTTAGTTCAAAGTATAATGCCGGACGCTAACTTTTTCAAAACAAGCGTTGGTAATACAATAAAACAGCAGCTTGTTGAAAATCTTAAAAAAGCAGGGAGCGCCGAAGCAAGAAAAGCAGTTGGCAAACAATTTTTTAACAATTTAATTGGTGAACTTGGTGAAGAAGAGGCTGAACTTGCTCTGCAAGATTTAGCTAAAATTACAGTAGGGCTAAGTAATGATACCCAATTTTGGGATTGGGACACTCAATTAGAAACAATAGCAGGTACAATACTATTAACGGGTAGCACATCTGCTGCGACGAGCTCGACTCAATACAACAATTTTAAGAACCAAGTATATAATACTTATAGGTTACAAGGCAAAGACGTTATAAGTACCTTAAACGAGGCTAAAAAGCAATCTGAAGCTAAATTAAAAAGAGCCAGAAGTGTTAAAGGGAAAGAAAATGCGCAAAGACAATTAGATCAGATCAATGCGGCGTTATCTTATGGCAACGAAATCATGAAGGCCATAAATGTTGCTCCTGATATAATGAATGATAGTCAAATAGATTTACTTATACAAAAAAGTAAATTAATATCGCAAAGAGATTCAAAAAGAGTTGGAGCTACAACAGAAATAGACCAACAAATTGCCGATATAGATGCTCAAATTGCAGGTACAGATGTTACAAAGCAAGGCGAAGTAATCCAAAAAAGAACTGAGGCTGGTGTTCAAAAAATAGCCGGCGATTTAGGTATTGAATTTGAAAAAGGGAATACAGAGCAGGCGGCGAAACTTATTGAAGAGGAAAACAAAAGGCGCAAAAAAAGCAAAGAAAAGCCGATTGATGTTAAAAAGACATCAAATGATAACGGGTTTATAATACAAAACCCTGACGGTTCGCAAAAAATATTTATAAATGAGGATGTGGCAGGCGATAATAAAGCCGTTACAACAGCGCAGCATGAGCTTTTGCATGGGGTTTTATTAAAAACAATTAAAGACAATCCCAATGCTATTGTACAAATGTCAAACGCATTGCGGTCTGAAATAGATAAGATGATACCCACGGGAGTTTCGTTTAATAATTCTTATATAAATGCAAGACTAGAAGCTTATAAAACAGATCCTGATAGCATAAAAGCTGAGGAGCTATTAACTATATTCTCAGAAGGTTTAACACAGGGCTTTATAGCATTTGAAGAAAATGCTTTTACAAAAATAGGCGACTCTGTAAGAAGAGCATTACAATCATTGGGTCTGGGTGTTAAATTTAATTCTGGCCGAGATGTTTATAATTTTATAAAAGATTTTAACAAAAGCGTTGAAATGGGCCAGGGCTTAAGCAAAGGACTTCAGCGTACGGCAACAAAGGGAGCTAAAATAGGTACAAAATTAGGAAGTAGCAGTGCATTTTTATATAATGCAAATTTTGAAAACGCTGTACAAACTATTTATACAGAAGAATCAGATATGTCAGCGCAGCAAAAGGCCATACAAATAGCTCTTGTTTATAAAGATAAGGTTGCTGCACTAATAAATAAAAGTTCTGGAACTCCATTTGGTTTAAAAGAAAATTATGCCGCGATGGAAAATGTGCTTATTGGTAAAACCAATACTAACAGCATATTTAATATTGTAATGAATTATAATCCCGACTCCGGTATATCATTAGATCAAACAATAGGTAGATCTATAGCGGGGCAAATACAGTATGGCAATGCAACTGTTAAGTCTTCGGCTAACCTTTCTAGGGAAGCGGAGCAAGCTAAGAAAATATTAAATGATCTTTCTAAAGAAGATGGATTTAATCCTCAAACCGGAAGAGATTATGAGATCGTAGGTAGTCAGCTTATTGGCATGACGTCTGCACAAGTTTTTAAAAGGTTTCCATCTTTAGACGACGGGAAAAAAGAGGAGCTTACTTTTGATATAATCGAACGGGTTCTTAGAAAATCACCGGGCAAACAAACGTCGGCAGATTTAAATTGGGACGGCAGAGGAGATTTTTACGGCTTTTTAAATGGCAGAATAAGCGATAGAATGTTAGACGCTTTAAAACAAAATCCAGATTATTTATCTCAAATAGACCAGAATCAATTTGATCAGTTAGAAAAAGAAGCCAGCAAAGTAACAAACGAAATATCAGAAACAAAAGTAGAAGATAAACCTGTTTATCCTAATTTAATAAAAACAAAAGTACTACCGTCAGATTTAGCAAGCGCGGTAAAAGCTAAAGTATTATCTACAATAAGAGTATTAAAAACTAGAATTGACGCTGCCGCTGGTAAAAACGCATCTGTTACGCCTATAATAAATGATATTAAAAATCAAATGGGCAAGCAAGCTGACATTGAGTTTAAAAAAATGTTAGGAACCAAAAAAGGAGATGCTTTAAAAAACAATTTGCTTAAGCTTAAAAAGCCTATTCTTGAAAATATGACTACAACTTGGTTAATGCAAGCTATGCCTTTTGCTGTGCAAAAATCAGTTGGTGGAAGTTATAGAGTTGATGAAGATGGTAAAAGAATAAAAAACGAAAATGATGAATTTATTTTTGACCCTAAGTTTACTTTAAATTGGCAAGGACAAAAAATTGACAGAGCAAAAACGTCGACAGATCAGCAAGGTAAAACTTCAGGGCCTGAAATTGTGAAAAGAGTACCAGCGGGCAGAATAACAGATGAGCAGTTTTTAAGTTACATGTTTAAAGACGGTGAAATTATACGTGGCCGAAAAGAGTCTTTGGCAAAAGCAATGGCCGAAGAGTATTCTTTTGATTTATTAAACAGCGAGCTACAAGATCCTACAAGCAAAATTAGAGAAGCTTTTGAAAACAATCAAGAATTGCTAGGTGTTACTATAGCCGAAAATTTTATACAAGATTTTGCAAGACAAGCGGAAAGAGGGACTGTTAAAAGAAGCGGTAATGTAGCAATGTTTGAAGAAATGCTGTCTCTTGAAATAAGAGGCGACATTGATGGTTCCGCCGCTATGTTCGAATCTTTATCAAAAGAAGACAAGGAGTTTTGGCAAGCAGCTACTTCAGACTTAAGGGTAGCAACAACAAAATACAAAGCGGGGCTCAAAAAATTAAATGTACCTCAAAATGTAAAGCAATATTTAGATCAATATTTTAAAAATCCTTCGGCTAAAACGAATAAGCAGGCCATGAAGGAAATGAATAAGTTTAGTTTAGCTATGATTGATGCTTTACCTAATAACATAGTTAAAGCATTAGGCGCCGATTTCTTTGGGGCTCACTATAGATATTTAAACCCTAAGGACGGAAGAACTATGGGTGCTAAAATAAAAGCTAAAATAGACGCTTTACCAGAAACGGATTCTGATATAACTTTAATACAGGCGGGTTTTGGTTTTGTTGGAACACTTACAAAAGACGTATTATATAAAGATTTTAAAACTGTACAAGAAAAAGTAGATTACTTAACAGAGAACTACGGGGATAAAATTGAAGCTTTAAATACTGCAAACAAAGCTGCTATTGAAATGGTAGTTAAAACAGCATATGATCTTGCTATTAAAAACCCTGAATACACAATAGGTTTTTTAAGAATGCTAGAATCAACAACTAATATTGGCAAATCCTTAAGAGCGTTAACCGGTATAATTGATATACAAATGACAGCAGAATCACAGGCTGTATATGTAAACAAAAAGACGGGACAAGGCTACGGTAATACTTTAACAGACGCGCAAAGACGTAAATTAAAAAGCGGTGAAATCGTTATAAATGAAAATCATCCTAATTACAAAGACGCTCAAAAATTTATAAAAGACGGATCAAAACAAACTTTAGCTCAATTGCTAAGAATTAAAGGTGAGCATGCCACACCCTCATCTAACTTTAACTTAAAACTAGCTGATCAATTTCTAACTGCTTTAAGTATAGGTTTAGAAAACCCAGGGGGAGTTGAGCAAGCAAAAAATTCTCTTGTAGCAAATACAAACTCGTTAGCTATTGATTTTAATCAACAATTAAATACTAAAGTGCTATCCGATATACAAGATGCTAAATTAGGTTCAACTAGTGATATAGGGGATTTAAGATTGTTAGCTTTACCAGAAGCTAGTCAAGCGTCGTTTTTTGATATAGAAGGCAGGCAAACAATTGGTAGAGTGCAAAGACTTGTTAAAGAAATATTTAATAAGGATAAAACAAAAACAATTGCTAAAATTAATACTGAGCAAAAAGCTATAAATGAAGGTATTAAATCGTCTAAGCCCGCAAAAGGCATTAGCGTGTATGATTTTGATGACACATTGGCTTTTAGCAAAAGCGAGGTTATAGTTAAAATGCCGCAGGATCCAGAAATACTTGATATTGCGGCAAGAAGGATGTTTGCTGAAGAGTTTAAAGACAAGCCAGGTTTTTTAAGAACGTTTGACAATCTTACAAAAGAGCAGCAAGAAAAAGTAAGCAATAGTGTTCCAAGATCAACAAAAAAGATTACACCCGCTGAATTTGCAAAGCAAGGTGATAAATTAGCTAAAGAAGGTGCTGAATTTGATTTTAGCGAATTTAGCAAAGTGGTGCAAGGGACGCCTGGGCCATTAGCTCCAAGACTTAAAAAAGCAATTGAAAAATTTGGCAACCAAAATATATTTGTATTAACAGCCAGGCCAGCTGAATCGGCAAATGCTATACACGCATTTTTAAAAGGTCTAGGTTTAGAAATACCTCTTAAAAATATAACAGGTTTAGCAAACGGGGCGCCTTCCGCTAAAGCTAATTGGATGGTTGGAAAGGTATCTGAGGGGTATAACGATTTTTATTTTGTAGATGATCATTTAGGAAATGTAAAAGCTGTAAAAGATGTTTTAGATACATTCGATGTTAAAGGCAAGGTGCAGCAAGCACGCGTAAAAAGATCCGCTAATCTAAGTATAGAGATTAACGAAATGATAGAGCGCAACAAAGGCGTTAGAGCTGAAACCACATACTCAAAAATAAAGGCCAGAAAAGACGGTGCTCGCAAAGGTAGATTTAAATTTTTCTTACCATACGGAGCAGAGGACTTTAGAGGATTAACATCTTATACATTAGCAGGCAAAGGAAAGCAAGGTGAAGCTGATCAAAAATGGTTTGATGATAATTTAGTTAAACCATATTTAAGAGGTATTGCGGCAATGGAGGTTGCAAAGCGCGCGCTTAAAAATGATTTTTCTTCATTACTAAGATCAATACCAGGTCTTAAAAAGCGGTTAAATAAAAGAATAGGTGATACTGATTATACAGTTGATCAAGCGGTTCGTGTATATTTATGGACACAACAGGGTTTTAAAATCCCAGATATATCTAAAAGAGACCAAAAAAAATTAAATAGTTTAGTTAAAAAAGACCCTTCGCTTGTTTCTTTCGCTGAGTCACTACAGGCTATTTCTAAAAAAGATAAATGGGTCGAGCCTGCTGATTATTGGATAGCTGGCAGTATATTAAAAGATATAAACGATATTGGAGAAAAAACAAATAGGGCGGAGTATTTACAAGAGTTTAATCAAAGTGTAGATATTGTTTTTAGCGAGCAAAATTTAAATAAGCTTGAGGCTATATATGGCACTCGATATACTAACGCTTTAAAGAATTCAATAGCCAGAATGAAGTCTGGTAGAAACAGACCAGCGCAGCCAGGTGCTTACGAACAAAAATGGCTAAACTGGGTTAACAATTCTGTTGGTACTATAATGTTCTTTAACAGACGTTCGGCTATGATGCAGATGTTGTCTTTTGCGAACTTTGTAAATTGGGGTGATAATAACCCGTTAAAAGCAGGTATAGCTTTTGCTAATCAGCCAGCTTACTGGAAAGCATGGTCTAAAATATTTAATTCACCGAAGCTAAAAGAGCGTAGAGGCGGTTTAAAATCCGACGTACAAGAACAGGAGATTGCAAGTCAAGCTAAAAATAGTAAAGACAAAGCAAGCGCAGTAATTGCATACTTATTAAAAATAGGTTTTACGCCTACACAATTAGCGGATAGTTTTGCAATTGCAACCGGAGGAGCGACGTTTTTAATTAACAGAACAAAAACATATAAAAAGCAAGGTTTATCTCAAGCTGAAGCAGAAGCAAAAGCGTTCGAAGACTTTAGCGCTATTTCTGATGAAACACAGCAGTCTGGTGATCCAATGCTTATTTCCGCACAACAGGCAAGTCATTTAGGGCGCCTTATATTGGCTTTCCAAAACACGCCTATGCAATATACCAGATTAATGAAAAAAGCTGGTCAAGATCTTATAAATGGACGTGGGGATGCTAAGACTAATATTAGTAAGATAGCCTATTACGGGTTTGTACAAAACCTTATATTCAGTGGGTTACAAAACGCATTGTTTGCATTAATACCAGGATTTGATGATGAAGAAAAAGAAGACGAACAATACGAAAAAATCATTAATACAAAGACTGAAAGAATTGTTAATTCTATGGTGGACACTATTCTTAGGGGATCTGGATTAACAGGGGCTGTTGTATCAACATTAAAAAATACTATTAATAGATATTACAAAGAAGAGAAAAAAGGATATAATGCAGATCACGCTTATACATTATTAGAGCTGGCAAACGTTTCGCCACCAATAGGTTCTAAGCTTAGAAAAGTATATGGCGGGATACAAACAAAAAAGTTTGATAGAGATGTAATAGAAACGCAGGGTTGGGATGTTACATTAGATGGCAGATTTAATATATCGCCTAATTACGAGATACTGGGCTCTCTTACATCAGCGGGTTTAAATTTACCATTAGATAGAGCATTGGCAGAGGTGGACGCTATTTCTGAAATGCTTGACGCAAGAAACACCTCTTATCAAAGAATAGCTTTAGGATTAGGCTGGAGAACTTGGGATGTTAATGCAGATAAAGAAGAGGAAGAGAAAGTAAAAGTTGAAGGAAAAGCCAGAAGAAAAGTAGAAGGCCAAGAAAAAGCTAAAAGAACAAGAGCTGAAAATAGCGCAAAATTAAGAGGGCTTCAACAAAATCTTACTATTGAACAGGCTAATGCTTATGGTAAATGGAAAAAAGGAAAAACGGTTAAAGAAAAAATTAAATACCTGGAAAAATTATGAGTATACCAATAACACAAAAAGCGAAAATACGCGGTATTTATAAAGACAATATGGATATAGCTATGAATGCTGATGGCAGCGGCGGCCCCGTATCTATTGCTAAGCAAATGGAGGTGTATTCTAAAGTTACTCAAAAAGGTGACAATAAGAATACATCCTATAAAGCAGAACGCGTTGTGCGCGATAAAAATAGTACGACCATACAGCGCGCAAATGAAAACAAAGTAAAAACAAGATCATATCGCACGAATGTTGATGGTACTGGAACTCTTGTTGTGTCTAGTTCAAATAACCCAAGAGGTAGAACAAGGACTATAAATAACCCTAAAAAAGCACAGCGGAAAATGGAAAGGGTAAATAAAAGAGCGGATAAAATTATAGACAATGACAAAGTGGTTTCTCCCGCTAAAAAGAAAGACGCTTGCTATAGTAAAGTAAAAAGCAGATATAAGAAGTGGCCCTCAGCATATGCGAGTGGCGCTTTAGTTAAATGTAGAAAAGTTGGCGCTGCTAACTGGGGGAATAAATCTAAATAATATGGCATTTAAAATGAGACCCTCGCCGTTTAAAAACCTTAAACGTTGGTTTGAGGAAGAATGGGAAACGCCAAGTGGTAAAGAAGATTATAGCGAAGGCGAAAATACCTTTAGACCAACCAGAAGAATATCCAAAGATACACCAGCAACATGGGATGAACTAACCCCTGCGGAAAAAGCCAGAGGGCAAAAAGAAAAAAATACTAAAGGTAGAGTTAGCCGTTATAAAAAGAAAAAAAAATGAGTTTTTCAGAAATTAGATTATACATTATTAATTTAGGGACATTAGGTGTTACCACTTTTGCGCAAATAGAAATGACATTAAAGATATTATTATTGTTAGTTACTATCGGTTATACTGTAACAAAGTGGATAGACCTTAAAAACAATAAGAATGGCGGAACTAAGTGAAAATACTAAGTTTAACATTAATGTAAAAACAATAATAGCAATTTGTGCCGGGCTTTTGTCGGTAGCAGGCGTGTATTTTACGTTGATAGCTGAAATTCAACAATTGCATATTGATGTAATGCGAATGCAATCGGAGCTTGAAATGAACAATGAGTTCCGAATTAAATGGCCAAGAGGTGAATTAGGCTCGCTTCCAGATGACGCTGAACAAAACATGCGACTACTATACTTAGAAAAGTATCAAGAAAAAGCAATTGCAGATATTGAAGCGCTTAAGTTAAAAGTAAAAGAGTTAGAAGGCTGTATAAACGAATAAAATAAAATTAAATGAGTAAAATTAGTGCACATATAAGTTTGCGCGAAGCAATTGAATCTTATACAGCGAAAAGAAAAGGTATAGAAAATATACCAAGCGAATATGAACTTACCAATATGGTCGGTGTAGCAGAAAATGTATTTGAACCATTACGCGAGTGGGTTGGCGGTCCTATAAAAATTAATTCATTTTTTAGAGGTGTTGAACTTAACAGAGCAATAGGTGGAAGTTTTAAGTCGCAGCATTGTCAAGGTAGAGCAATTGATATTGATGATGTGTATGGTCATAAGACTAACGCTGAAATGTTTAACTACATTAAAAACAATTTAGACTTCGATCAAATTATATGGGAATTTGGTACAAATGAAAACCCAGATTGGGTGCATGTAAGCTATGTATCAGCCGATGAAAATCGAAGACGGTGTTTAAAAGCCGAACGAACAAAAGGCAAAACAGTGTATAGCATAATATAAAAAATAAAGGGGACTCAATTACGAATCCCCTTTTTTAGTAAAAATATGCCAGTAAAACTAATAACTGGCGTTTTTTTAGTTAGTGCATTATGTTGCACTATAACGTAAAATATAATTTACAATTATATTAAATATTAATAAAAGTGCTTTATATCGCACTATCCATCACAACTTAAACAGTCTGGGTCCATTGCACTTGCTGCAATATCACCCCTGAGTACTGATTCGGTACGCATATAATATAAGGTCTTAACACCTTTCTTCCATGCATCTAAATGAACTTGGTTAATCCATTTAGGTGTTGCCTCAGAAGGAAACGCTAAATTAAGTGATACAGATTGATCAACATATTGCTGCCTTATACCAGCTTGATTAACCAGCTCTAATTGGTTTATTTCCTTAAAGGTTTTAAATACATCTTTAGCTGGTATGTCGTGCGTCATTGTTATGCCTTCAAGCTCTTTAATGTCTTGCACACTACCGCCATCAGCAAGTATCTTATCCCATATTTCATTTGTATTTAACTTATGCTTTCTTAAAAGCTTTAAGAGCGTGGGGTTCTTCCTAATGAACGTACCCTTCGCACTTTGTTCCGTGAAAACATTAGCGGCCCAAGGCTCAATGCCAGGACTAACATTACCACTAAGCTTACTATTAGACACAGTAGGAGCAACAGCCCTAAGATGGGTGTTACGATAACCAGTGCCGGCACACCAAAGAGGTTCGCCATAAACTTCCGCAAGGTCCATAGACGCTCGTTCGCTTTCGATTTTGATTTGCGAAAATATTTTCCTAGTTTCAAATTGAGCAAGTAGACCCTCAAAAGGAATGCCCTTTTCTTGGAGATACGTGTGCCATCCGAGTACACCCAGCCCAAGCGCTCGTCCTTTCGTAGCAGAACGAACGGCATTTTCAAAACCGCGAAGTCCTTTGGCTCTTTGAATAAATTCCTCCATAACGCCATCAAGAAACCACGTGGCGTCGTATATAAGGTTAGTACCTTTCCATTCTTCATATTTAGCTAAGTTTAATGATGATAAGCAACAAACAAAACTATGACTCTCGTCTGTGTGCAATGTAATTTCACTACATATATTTGTCATATGTACTTTTAATCCGTTGTCTTTGTATGCTTTTGGATTTGCTTTGTTAGTATTTCCTTTAAACAAGATATACGGTTCTCCAGTTGCTTTTCGCTTTCTAAGTAATTTACTCCATCTATTTCTAGCTTCCGAATCTCCTTGTTCAAGCTTACGCATAAACTTATCACCAACAACTGCGCACTGATGTAAGTTAAGCGATTGTCTGTTAACATCGCCTTTAGGT